CTTAGTATAAACAAAGGAAAAGGTGGCGGTGGTGGTACTATTGTTGCTACTGACCCCTTTAGTAGAGCAAGTGGTATCAGCACTGATTCTAGCAATAATGTAACTGCGGTTACAATTGGTGATAATAATTATTCGAGTATCAACTATAATAGTGACGGATTGATAACGTCATATACAGAATCTATAGGTGGTGTTGATAAGAACTGGCAACTCTCGTATAATTCAAACAATTTAGTTACAGCAATCACTGAGGTATAAGAAATGGCAGCAGACGTATTAACCTATAATGCCTTACAGGAGATAAATCAAAAGTTAAAGGCAGAATCTGCAGCGTTATCTGTTGGTATAACCTCAGCTCAAACTGCACAAGATCCTGGTGGCGGTGGCGGTGGAGGAGCAGGTACTACTTCTCAAATTGCGGATGTTATGCCAGGTGTTAGTGCTCCTAATGCTCATATTTGGTGTATGATTCCACGAAATCCAGATGCTACTGATGAAGATCCTCAAGGATCTTCTAGTTGGACTGGTGGATTTAAGACTTGCGATGATACTGGTTGGTATCGTTGTGGTAGAAACTGTACTTGGTATGTTCCTGGTGGTGTAACTAAAGCTAGATTCCAAATTTGGGGTTCTGGTGGTGGTGGTGGAAGTGCATGTTGTTGTGGTGGTTCCACCAATGCTGGTTCTGGAGCATATGCATCTGTAATTATCCCTGTATCGACTGGTTGGTGTTATAATCTTTGTTCTGGTTGTGCATATTGTTGTTATGTAGAGAGAACTCAAAATACGACTGATGGAAACCCATCTTATGTTCAAGGATGTCACTTAACTAATTTCTGTGCTGAAGGTGGTGAAGGTAATCAGTATTGTGAAATGAGAGATAGGTGTCATAGAGGACCTCATGTATTAAATGCTTGTAAAGGACTTTATGGATGTATTTGTAATACTGGAACAGATTATTGTTCTCATCAAAATGAAACTCCTGGTGTAGGATATCCTAATAGTAGAAGAGATGCTGTTTATCAACCATCAAGATCTACTAAAACTGCATATGGAGACTCTGATCAAGCACCAGTTTATAAAATTCCTGGACAATGGTCATACATGCGTTGGCAGTTCGGAAACTATCAAGTGTGCTTTAGGCATCCTGGTGTTTATGGATTCCCAGACAATAGTTGCTGCTGTGTTGAAATGTATAATGAGAATACTGGATGCTGCTATCAAGCATGTTATTGTACTCATAAACGATATCCAGGATTGGGTGCATATGGATACACCCAGTGTGGTGGAGATACCTATGGATGCAGCGACGTAGGATCATTTGGAATGGTATGTGTTTCTTACTGTTAAAGCAGCAGAATCATATTATAAATAACTCAAGGTAAAAAAATTAGAGATCGTAGAAACAATGGCAGACATTACATCATCTTTTACTCATCTACTCCCCACTGAAAATTTTGTAGCTGGAATATCTACAAATATTGAGGGTAGTTATACTTATAACGGTCCTGAAACTTTTGATGTTTGGATAGAGGATGGAACTGGAAAGATATCTAAGATTGATGTCTCTACAGACCCACCAACTGGGGGGGATATTCGCAAAACTGTTAATGCTAAAGATAGTTCTCAATTACCTGTAGCATATATTTGTTCTCATCAATTTAATGACTCTTATAATTGGAGTTATACTTTTACTGATGAAACTATGAGTAATGGTGATGTATATAAGAAGATTGACAACCCTGACTTAAGAGATGTTTATTATGCAGTATGGGATTTTGCAACCAGTTCTTGGAAATTAGAACAGATACTTAAAGAATTACAAAATGATTATGCCGATAAAGCTAAGGCTAATCGGGATTATGTAAAGACATATGCGGATCAATATGATTTTGGAACGGATATTAATACTAAAATAGATACTTATCTTGCTGCTATTGATACCTATCTTGGTAATAATCCGTATTACAAAACATGGAAGTATGTAACTCTTCCAGGATCAGTTGGAACTATACCTAAGATTCCAGTTGATGTTCAAGTTGAATTAAATAAAGTCTCTATTAATGGAGTTGGAGGTGTTATCTAAATGGATGTATTAGTTTATAGTGCTTTAAATGAACAAGCTGCACTAAAAAAAGAAATTGCTGAAAAGCGTCAAGCACTATTTGATCTAAAGGCTAATTGTGTTGATGTTGAAGCTAGTAGTGGTGGTGGTGCATCTAATGCAGAAGCTTATAATTGTGCTAAGAGCTGGTTTGGAACTGGTAATGGTGAAGGTATTCGAGGGCACTGGCAATGTCCAGGTGAAACATCTAAATGGAATGTTTATGAAGGTGATGGATGGAGTGGTGGAGTAAAAGTTTGTGATGATACTGGATATTATCGTTGTGGTAGGAGTTGTACTTGGTATGTTCCTAGTGGTGCAACCAAAGCTAGATTCCAATTATGGGGTTCTGGTGGTGGTGCAAATAAAGGACCTTGCTGCTGTGGACATACACCATTTGGATCTACTGGAGCATATGCATCTGTAATTATTCCAGTTCAAACTGGTTGGTGTTATCTTTTATGTGCTGGTTGTGCGTATTGCTGTTATGCATATACCACATCTGGAGCACAGAGAATGAGTGGATGTCCTTCTTATGTTCAAGGATGTCATTTCTGCGATTATTGTGCTGATGGAGGACAAGGATCTCTAGGTACTTGGATGGCTATGAGAGGTGGATTCTGTTATTGTAGAATTGCAACAATAACAAATGATTCTACTGGTGCTTATATTTGTAACTATGGTGGTGATTGGTGCTTTAATGGACCAAACTTTGGACAAATTGAATATGTTTCTGGTTCTGATGTTAATGCACAAATTTATGGTATATCTTGTCCAACATGGGAAAACGTAGTTTACGGTATCCGAGGAATTTGGCCTAGGATGTGTTGGGATAGTAACCATTATGGATGGGAGCAACATGCACCGATTTATGGTGACAATATGCAATCAACATGTTGTCCTACTTACAGTAGTGGTAACTGTTGTGGATACGTTTGTAGTGCTTGGACGAGTAGTTACTTAAGATATCCTAGTGCTGGTGGATTTATGTCACACGCAATGGGTGGTGGTACTGGTAACTGTGGAGACTCTGGTAAGTTTGGTATGGTTTGTGTATCTTGGCAGTAGTGTAATATAATTCTAAAACTAAAATTAAAACCCTTGACTTATTCAGTTGGGGGTTTTATAATGTATGGATGTAGTATAACCATAACCTAATACTTTTCTTTTGGTTGACTATATAATGCACTACTGGTATAATATTAAACATTGAGGTTTGACTTGAATGAATAAGGCTTTTTTCATTAACGGTGGAGCAGGACGTGTCCTTTGCTCCATTCCTGCGTTAGAAAGGTATGCAGAAACTCATGAAGATTTTGTGATAGTATCAGAGTCTTGGGATGAGTTATATTTAAATAATCCAGTTCTTAGGGATAAGACATATTCTGTAGGTCATAAAGGATTATTTGAAGAGCATTTAAAAGATAAGAAGATAGTTTCTCCAGAACCTTATAGGATTAATCAATATTTTAATCAAGAGTGTAATCTTATACAGGCTTTTGATATTGAGATTAATGAACTTGATGAGGTTCCTGAAACTAGAAAAATAAATTTAGATCTTAGTAAAGCTGATCAGGTTAATGGGCATAATATAATTTCTGAAATAAAGGCTGGATCTGGAAAAGATAAGATAATTGTTATTCAACCTTTTGGTCAAGGAACCAAGACTGAAGGTAATTTTATATTTGATTCTTCTGGTAGAAGTATGGAAGTATCTAACCTTCTTAGTATTATTGAGAAGTTGAAAAATAATTTTGGCATAGCTCTTATGTCAGAGATTGAGATTCCTGGATGGACTGGTTTAGGAATTGCTTGCCCTAAAAATTTAGGTCTTAATGGTTGGATGGGTGTTATTAATGCTGCTGATTATTTCTTAGGATGTGATAGTGTTGGGCAACATATGGCATATTCTTTAGATAAACCAACTACTGTTGTTGTTGGATCTACTTTTCCAGAGAATATATCATATCCTGATAGTAAGAAATTTACTATTATTGATAATGGTAAAGGGAAAAGAAGATATAGCCCGATCAGATTGACATGGGATTTATGTATTGATAGAGTTAATGAAGATGCAATGGTATTAAGTGATAAAACCATCGATCAGTTAGTAAAGGGTATTAAAGATAAAATAGGTATTAGTAAGAAGACATCTGCAGATGTAGGTCTTTCTGGTATACCTTCAAATTTGAAACCACAATATGGAGATTCTCCAACTAAAAAAATTGCACCAATTAACTTTGGAACATCTAAATCAATAACAAAGAAGAAGAAAAAACCAATAGATGAGTTATTGGACTTAGAAACTATTAAATCTTGAGGTTAAATTATGAGTATTATTCTGTCTTGTTCTCGTGGGCATAATGCCAGCACGACTTTACTTATTGATGGTGAAATAGTATTTTATCTTGAAGAAGAACGTTTATCTAGATTTAAGCGTGATGGAACTCCTTTATTGGGATTAACTAAAGTATTTGATTATGTTGATCATATAGATCATTTGGTTGTATGTCATACTCATAGAGCAGGACCTGAAACAGATTGGACTGGAGAAGATTTATACAAATCTTGGATGAGAAAGCTATGTAAAAGGAAGTTAAGTTATGAAGTAACATATATTGATCAGATTCATCATGAACAACACGCTAATGTTGGATTTATTAATTCTGGATTTGATTCAGCTGCTTGTGTTATAGCTGATGGTGCAGGTAGTTTTTTACATTCAGATGCTTTTCAGGGTACTTTATTTGAATTTGAAACCATTTTTCATGCTCAAAAACCTTTAAACATTAGGACAGTTTATAAACATTTGGGAACAGATGAACCAATAGGATATGTTAGAATAGATGATGATACAGGTACTTTTGCTACAGAATATCCTGGTATAGTTAAAGAGTATGAGGCAATAACAAGATATTGTGGTTTTATGTCTATTGATGCTGGAAAAACGATGGGATTATCTCCATACGGAAAACCAAATTCAGACATACCTCCAATGTTTAGGAATGGTTTTGGTAATAGAGATTTATTTAAACCAAATTATCCTAATGGTGCTTTTGTTATGCATGAGATGCACCCTGCTCTTTTTGAGGATGTTAAGAAACATCCACAAGATGATGAAGAACCTAGATGGTCTCAGGTTCAAAAGGATATGGCATATGCTATTCAAAAAGAATCTGAAGAGCAAATTGGTAATTTAATTCAAAAGGCTGTTGATATAACAGGAGAGAAAAATATTGTTATATGTGGTGGATATGGATTAAATTGTGTTGCTAACTATAAATTTAAGCAAAGATTCCCAAATCTAAACATATATGTTGAACCAATTTCTCATGATGGTGGAACATCAATAGGTGGTGCTTATCACGTTTATTATCATGATTATTTTGATAAAGGAAAAACTATTATACCTATAAAACCACCAAAGGACATATACTATGGACCACAATATGATCCAGAAACATATCTTGATCATATAGAAGAATATCAAGACGCAAAGATATCTGATACCTCAGATAAAGAAATTGCAAAGTTGATTCGAGATGGAAATATTGTTACTATTTTCCAAGGTAGATCTGAAGGTGGACCAAGAGCATTGGGTAATCGTTCAATTCTTTTTGATCCTACTGTTAAAGATGGAAAAGATATTGTTAATGGTGTAAAGCATAGAGAATATTTCAGACCATTTGCTTGTAGTATTCTTGCAGATAAAGTTCATGATTGGTTTGATCTTGCTGGAATGGATGAATCTCCAAGTATGATGTATGCCGTAGATGCTTTACCTGGAGTTGCTGAGAAGATCCCATCAGTTATTCACGTTGACGGCACTTGTAGAATTCAAACTGTTACTAAAGAACAGAATGAGAATTACTACAATTTAATTAGTGCTTTTGAAAAACTATCAGATGTTCCTATTCTGTTTAATACTTCATTTAATCTTGGTGGTGATCCTTTAGTTGAGGATATTGATGATGCATTAGATACTTTATCAAGTAGTGAGATTGATTATATGTATTTACCAGAAATACAAAAATTAATTACTATTAAATCAAATCGTCCTAATATGGAAAAGGATGATGGGAAAATGCTTAGTGCAGATGGTGATGATAAATTATAATGCAGAATGATATTGTTTGGTGCAACGGCACATTCGATATTCTTCATCCAGGTCACATAGAATTATTCAAGGTTGCTAGATCTCTAGGAGAGAAAGTAATAGTTGCTACGGATACTGATGAAAAAATTCGGACTGACAAAGGTGAGCATCGCCCTATAAACGATCTTTGTTATAGGGTTGCTATGCTTGAGGCAATCAAGTATATTGATGTTGTCCATACCTTTGGTAGTAGGAAAGAGTTAGAAGATCTAATTGAACTATATCAACCTGATATATTATTACTTGGTGATGATTGGAGGGATGGTGATGTAGTTGGTTGGGAACACGCTGGTGAGGTAAGACATCTTCCTAGAGTAGGTGGATATGCCAGCAGTAATGTAATCAAAAAGATTAATGAACAGAAGATTTAATATATTTCCAACATTAGTCTATTGTGTAGATTGTATGGATCTAGTTGATGATGTAGAAAGTATTCTTAAGTATGCTAAGTGGGAAGAAGGAAATAATATATCTAACGATCAAAAAATTTTATTTAAGTATAATATGGGATTGGTTGGAAGAATTGAAGATAAGATAAATGAATGTTTATCTGAAATTGAATATGAAGTCCCATTTAAAATGACTACTTGTTGGTTCAATCAAGTGCGTGTAAATTATAATGTGAGAGAACATTATCATACAAATTCATCTTGGAGTTCAGTTCTTTATTTTTCAAAAAGCGTCAAAGATAATTCAAGTATAACTTTTTGCAAACGAAATCCATCTATTAATCCATTATGCAATACTAAAGATATAGATATGTTAATGTATGGTGATGTTACTTTTCCTGCAAATTATGGTGAGATGTTGATATTTCCTAGTGATCTTAGTCATGCTGTCCAAACTAATACTAATAAAGAAACTAGGTATTCTATGGCAATGAATTTTATGCCTTTTGGTCAGTGTGGTATGTTAGATTCTTTTTATGATTACCGATGAAAGTACTGTTACTGGGTGATAGTTGTGAAGATGAATACATCTATGGTAGATGTAATAGGATAAGTCCAGAAGCACCTGTGCCTGTTTTAGATTATGCTAAGATAAAAACTACTTCTGGCATGGCTGGTAATGTTTGTTTAAATTTACAATCATTTGGTCTTGATATTACATTTTTAACTAATACTGAACAATTAGTTAAGACAAGATTTATTGATGAGAAATCTAATCAACAGATACTTAGGGTTGATAATGAGGAAAAAATAAAACCTCTTATGATACCAGTAATGACTGATAGTTTTGATGCTGTTGTTATATCAGATTATAACAAAGGGTATCTATCTACAGAAAAGATATTTGAGATTGTAGAGAGTTCATCTTGTCCTGTGTTTATTGATAGTAAGAAATCTATACTTCCTAATAAACCTAATTGCTTTATCAAAATAAATGATGTAGAATATGAAAAGTTACAGCATGATTGTTATATTGATAATCTGATAGTAACGAAAGGATCTGAAGGATGTGTTTACAAACAAACTTTATATCCAGCAGAGAAAGTAAATGTATATGATGTAGTTGGTGCTGGAGATACTTTTCTTTCAGCATTAGTCTATGGGTATATAACTACTAACAACATAGATGAATCCCTTATGATGGGAAATAGAGCAGCAGCGATTGCAGTTCAACAACCAGGAACTTACATTTTAACAGAGGAAGATGTCCAAAAGATACTGTATTGATATTGATGGAACTATTTGCAGTCCAACTGTTGGTAGGGATTACCATAAAGCAGAACCTTGGCAAGATCGTATTGCAAAAATAAATAATTTATATGATGAAGGTCATTATATTATCTACTTTACTGCTAGAGCGATGGGTAGATTTTCAGACCAACCTCATTCTATTGCTTCTGTAAAGGCAGAAGGAGTTCTATTTGATCTTACGAAGGATCAATTGGATGAGTGGGGATGTAAGTATAATGAATTGATTATGGGTAAACCTCATGCAGATTTATTCATAGATGACAAAGGAATCAACTGTGATGACTTCTTCCAAGATTAAATTTGTTCCTAAAGGATGGGGTTATGAGAAGTGGATATGTAATACTTCTGAATATTGTGGTAAGCTTTTATTTTTTGCTAAGGGTAAGAGATGCTCTTGGCATTATCATCTTTTAAAGGATGAAACTTTTTTCTTACAGTCGGGTAAGATACATCTCTTTTATGGTTTCGATAATGATATAGGATTGTCTGAGAGTATAGTGTTAGAACCAGGTGATAAGTTTCATATTGAAAGAAAGATGAGACATCAGATGGTTGCTCTTGAAGATTCTGAATTATTTGAGTTCTCTACACAACATTTTGATTTGGATTCACATAGAGTATTCAGGGGGGATTGATGCTTAATACTATAACACAAAATTATTTTTCATTAATAGATCCTCCAAATAAAGAAGATCTATTAAGTAATATAGAAAATTTAAAATTGACAGAAAATCAAGAATTTTCTTGGGTGGATGGATGTTCTATTGAAGTAGAAAGATTAGATTTACGTGAAGATTTTATGCCATTATTTAAACCATCATTAAGTATATTTTTTAATGAATTGGATTTAGATTGTCATAATGCAAATCTTAGTATATATTGTCATGAAATTTGGAGAAATACTTATAAGAAAGGATGTTTTCAGGAAGTTCATGATCATACTCCTTTTCATTTATCAGGATGTCTTTTTTTAACTGATGAACAAGAAGATGATGGTAAATTTTTCTTTTATAATCAAGGTTACACAGAGGTTTATAGAGAATGGAGAGATCTTGGTTTCTCTGGAGATAGAAAAACTATAAGAGCTGAAAGAGGTAAACTTTTATTATTTCCATCTTATATGTTACATGGGGTGTCTGTTCATAAATCAAATAATATTAGAAAAACCGTATCCTTTAATTTAATATTCAACACAGATTAAGATACTGTGCTACATTTATAAACTGATAGTCCCATACCTTCTCTGCGATAGTTAGATATTGATATTTTCCTTTTAGATGTTCTGGGAATGGAATGTATTCTATTTCTCCATTATATTTTGCTGCTATTAATTCAGCGACAAGTTTAAAACTAACTGGGTTACTGGTTCCTAGATCATAGATTCCAGATGGTTTGTCATTATTAAGAACGACTTCTACTATATCACCAACCCAAATAAAATCTCTTAGATATTTACCTGAACCTTCAAACAGTTTTAGTTTACCTGTTTCCTTTACTTGTTTGGTAAACTTATGAACTGGACTTGCTTGATCTCCTTTGTGATCTTCTCCTTGTCCATATACATTAAAGTATCTGAAACTCTGGATAGATGAGAACTTATCTAGGTTGTCTTGTATGTAATAATCAATCTGTAACTTAGTAATTGCGTAATAATTTAGTGGAGATATTTTATTGGGAGTACTTCCCATCAAACTCTTTCTTGTATTACCATATACTGATGCAGATGAGGCAAATTTAACATCTATTTGATGCTCTATTGCCTTCTCAAACAACTCTATAGTGAACCAAACATTAGTTCTATGGAGTTTATCTATATCTGTTTCTGTCGTTGCTGAGATCGCTCCTTGGTGTAGTATAAGGGATACCTTATCCCAATCTTTAAAGTATGCTAACCAATCCCAACAATCATGTTCATCAACCGTGACGATCTCTTCATCTGAATTCTCTATGAGATACTTAAGAAAGTTCTGACCTATAAATCCTTTTGACCCTGTTAGTATAATCATATAAATATTTAAAATTGTATTCGGTTACGATAAATGGCATTTGGTTTATTAAATTCTATTATACCATCTCCTGGTCCAGTTCTCAACCTTTACACAGGACCTACTAATAAATTAACAGTAGGTAAGGTAACTATTGGTAGTAAGAATTATAATCCGTCTAGAATTCAAATTGGTTATAAGGAAGGCAATGATATAAGATATTTTGAATATAATAGATATGTAAAGTATGGTGATGTAATTGAGACTGAAAATATTTATGTGGGTGCAGGACAAGAATTAGTTGTAAGATCAACAGAAACTGATGTTAACTTTTTGTTTTATGGACAAACCACTAATGATATTATAAATCCTGTAAGATCTGGAATTCTTCAACATACATTATCTACAGGAGCAACAAAGCAAGTATTATTTACTGCTCCTGCAGGATCCGAATCTGAGGTAACATTATCTATTTGTAATTTAGGACCTGATGTATCAACCGTAAAACTTGGTCTATCAAATGGCAATTTGATAGATTTTGATAGCACAGAATATTTGGATTTTGGTTTTAGTATTGGACCAGGTCAAACATACACTAGACCTAATATTAAATTGGGTTCAGGTCAATCTTTAATTGGATTTTCTAATCCTGATTCAAAGGTAACATTTCTTTGTCATGGACAATTATTCTATGAAATAAGTGGTTCACCTACAAGTGATGATTTTGTTGTTCTTGGCAACTCTAGGTTTGATGGTAATATCGGGGTAGGAAGAACTGCTACTACAAAATTTGATGTAGTAGGTAATGCTATTATTACAGGTAATACTGATATTGGTGGCAATACTGATATTGGTGGTAATACTAGTATTACAGGAAATCTTCTTGTTGATGGTAGTGTTAATAGGATTAATAATGTAAATATATTTGAGGATGATTTTGATGGTATACGAAATTTAAGATCTATAGGTGTTACTACATTTTATGGCACTCCCAATTACAATGATAATCTTGAGATTAAAACAAATATATCTCCAATAGAAACTGAGGATTTTGAAGTAAGATCAAATGACATTGTTTTAGGATTTACTACTAGTACAACTGTATCTTTTGAAGCAATTGTAACAGGCGGATCAAATCAAGTTGTAGTAACTCCAGCAAGTTTAGATAAAACAAAGTTTATTACGCCAAATAGAGGATTACAATTAAACTACACATCTTCAGGATCATTTGGTCTTGGTAATAATGCAAGTGTAGTATCCATAGCTAGTTCAACACTCACTTTAAGTGACACTATTAGTGGTAATGGAACTGCTACTGGATATTTTAATTTAAAGGTAGTTTCTACTAATTTTAATGCTGAGAATGGTGGAATAATTATTAAGGGTCTTACTGATAAGACGATGTTATGGCAATCTTCAACTGATAGATTTAATTTTAGTCATGGTATAACATTAAATGCTGGAAGATTGCAAATATTAGACGGAACTGAATATATTTCGATTGGATCTACAAACGTTCTTACATCCAATACTGTTTTGGGTAGAGAACTTACTGATAAGATTGAAGTTGCTAATGATACTACGAATTATATTCCTACGGCAACAGCAACTACTAGAAGAGCAAGGCAGATATCAGCAGAATCATTTTTCGCTTCTACTTCAATATAATAAATATGACTAGTTCTCTATATTATCTAGATAATAATGGCTAGATTTGTTGGATTAAGTATTAATAAAGGGAAGCAAGGTGGTGGTGGAACTATCACTAAGACCGATCCGTTTACTAGAGCAAGTGGAATCAGTACTGATTCTAATAATAATGTAACTGCTGTTACATTAGGTGATAACAATTATAGTAATATTGTATATAATTCTGATGGACTAATAACGGAATATACGGAATCTATAGGTGGTGTTGATAAGAATTGGGAGTTAACTTATGATTCAAATAATTTAGTAAGTACTATTGCAGAAGCTTCACCACCAGGAACTCAAGCACAAGGATTGACCGAAGATTTTACTCCAAAACAGATTGGATGTATGTGTATATGTGTTTGGTATGAAGTTTCTGGAACAAATTATGGTTGCACTTGGTTTACTAATGATGAATGGGCAACTCATTCAACACTTTGGTTTAGTAATCCTGAAGGAATGGGTGGGCAAAGTCCAGTTTTCAGTCAAGATTATTTCTATTGGGATACCTATTTTAGTCCTAGAATTTTAATTCCTTTAGATAATCCTGCAGGTGGAAATATTCAAGGTTGGAGTGGAAGCTATATGAAGATGGGTGGTATGGCAAATTATAATAGTTCTCCATCTTTATATGGTGGTAATTATTCTGGTGGTTCAAGATACTATTCTACTAGTAGTAGCTTGAACACAATACCCCAGAATGCTAGTCAGTTTACTGGTGATCCAAATGGTGCAAATCAAAGTGGTGCTAGTGGATTGTATTGGGATGGTTTTGGGGTATATAATAACAAGATTTATGGTGCAGGATCTTTTAGTGGGGATTGGAGAGTTGTTTATATGTCATCTGATAATGGGCAAACTTTTAATGAAATTTATAGTGCTGGTGGAACTACATCGGGATTAGAAGGAGATAATATGTATGGAATTTTCCGTGTATATCCAGAAGCTCCATATCCACTTATGTGGTGGGTAAAGAATAAACAACAAAATGCATATAATACATTTACATCTTCAGATGGAGTTAGTTGGACTGATCAAGGAGCAATTCCTAGTAATGGTCCTAATATAGGAACTTCATGGTATGGTGGGGCATATGGAAATATTATTCATAATAAACATACTGGTAAATTCTATCATACTAAAAACCAGTCTAGTGTCTATGAATCTACAGATGGAATTAGTTGGTCTACTTTTAGTAGTCCTAGTTTAGGATCTATTTGGAATGTTGCATTAGCAAATGATGGAAGTTTATTTGGTTTAGTTTGGACTAATAATGGTAATTCGCATCATGCAAACATATATAAATGGACTGCATCAGGATCATCTCCAAATAAGACACTTAATAGTTCTCCATCCTTAGTTAAAACCATAACTGAATTGGATAGCACTCCAAATGGAACAAATACTGGTGGAGTAGATAATTATGGAACAATGTATCCAGCTCATATATATGGACCACCTTATAACTGGTAATTATGGAAAAATATTACGTTCAAGCTTTGGTAAATTCATCTTGGGAATATATTCATACTGATAATTTTCATGATGATTTTACTACATCTACAATTACTAAGGAATATACTGATGCACAAGCACAAGTAATTCTATGTAATTTTTTACCTGCATCTTCATCTCTTTCAAGTTTAAATGCGACAGATATTAAAAAGATTGTGGTATAATAACTACTAAATAATTTTTTAAAACTAATATCAAGAAATGAACTTTACGATTTATAGTAGAGAAGGTTGCCCATATTGTGAGAAAGTAAAAGAAGTAATGGAGTTGACAAAACTAAGTCATGTTGTGTATAATCTAGATAATGATTTTACACGGGATGATTTTTATGCGGAATTTGGACAAGGTTCAACTTTTCCTCAAGTAATTTGTGATGACACAGGAGAAAGGGAAAAACTTGGAGGTTGTACAGAAACTGTTCAATTCCTTAAGGAAAAGAAAATCGTCTGAGGTAAGTATAAATAAACCAGATTATAATATTGATCGTGGTTTCGAGTTCATATTAACAGGAGGTAAACCAAAACCCAAACCATCACATATTACCACACTTAAAATAGGAGAAAGAGACATGTTAGCGATAAGTTTAGTGTTCGGATCTTTTCTAACAATATTGTTCCTCATAGTAGGAGCCATTGGTGGTTGGGTTGCCAGAGAGTATTTTATGAACTATCATGATATCAAAGTTCATCCAGAGATGTTTGATGTTAATGGTAATTTAGTTCCAGATGAAATTGTAGCATTCCGTTTTGAAAACAATTATGACAGCGACGAAGAAGACGACGACTAGAAAGAAAGCGTCAACAACTAAAAAGGTTACTGCAACAACACCTAAAAAAGTAGTTGCACAAAAGATTCCAGATTTGCCTAGAAATCCTTTTGCTTATGAGGTTCTTGATGCTGCCTCTAAAATGAGAAGTAAGGCAAATAAAGTTGAAGTTATCAGAAGGTATGGTGATAATTCATTAAAGGCAGTTTTAATTTGGAACTTTGATGAATCTATTGTAACTCTTTTACCTGAAGGGGAAGTCCCTTACGGTAGTAATTTAGAAGATGAAACAAATTCTGGGTCATTATCGGGTAAGATAAATGATGCTGTAGGTAAGATGAATGAATTGGGATCCCAATCACTTGGATCACAGGATCAGGGTAGCACTACTATTCGTAAGGAATTTACGAAGTTTTATAATTTCTTGAAAGGTGGAAATCCTGGTATGAGTTCTCTTCGTAGAGAATCTATGTTTATAAACATACTTCAAGGATTGCATCCATTAGAGGCAGAGATTCTTATATTAGTGAAGGATGGTAGATTAAGTGATAAGTATAAGATTACAAAGGATGTTGCATCAGAAGCATTTCCTGATATTGTATGGGGTAATAGGTCATGACTAACGAAATAAAAGAAGCACCTGAGTTAAAAAAACCAGAGAAGAAAGTATCCTTATGGAGTACTGAAGAAGCAGGTAATATTAAAACTGTTTATGGTTGTGAGTTATTGGTTGAGAATGGTTCTCTACAGGATGTCAATGCTGTAGAATATCCTACAGATGCATATATTGTAAGCTATGCAGTATTTGAATCAGGTAAACTTGGTGAGACTAAGTATGATCTGACTAGAGGGACTAAGACTAATTTGTTTGATATGTATTATGATAAGTTTAAACATGGTTTAAAGGACATACAATATGGTCAAGGAAATATAAGTCCTAAGCTATGGGGTCATAGAGTTAAGCAAGCAACTAAAAAGAAAAGAAGGAAGGGGTGAAACGAAATTCAACTTTTAATTCCAAAATATCCCGACAAAAAATCGGGGTATTTTTTTGCTCTGTAGGGTCGATGTAACAAATTTACATATTGACTTGACTAAATAATTAAAATGTGTTATTATTAACACAATCGTTCATCCAATGTTAGGACTAGAACTGCTGGCACTAATGCTCACAGAGCACAATTACTCCCACTGGGATATGGATTGTGCAACGTGGAATGAAACAAGAATGGAAATTCTTTTTGATTCTAATCTTAGTAAAGACTCTAGGGAATACCTTATTGACTATCTTAAGACTAAAGTATCAGAGCCCTGTAAAGGTTTTATCATAGGACGCAAGTAAGCCGACTCGGAACGGATCGTTCATCTTATGGACATACTATTAGCTACACTTTTAACTTGTGAAGAGGCGAAGGGGATTATCACTAAGATATCACCTTCGACTGAATATAGAACCGAATTGGTTCAAATGGTAAGAGGTAGCACTCAAGGATGTTTATGGGACGCAGAAGTTGACTAAAGGAACGGATTAAAACCCCTACTACTTTGGAGAAACCCAATGGCAAAAGTCACTTATCGTGGTGTCACATACGACACTGAGCATCGTCCTAACAGACAGGCAAAACCAGTAGAACATGAAGAATCTTACCGTGGTGTAAAATTCCTCGTTGATACTGAAGGACACAAACGTGTTCTTACCACTGTTTGATAGGAATAGCTAAAAAGAAAAGAGGAAGGGGGTTGAACCCCTTCTTTTTTTATGTTATAATTTAAAAATATAATTCATGAGATATGAAAATAGATCAAGTTTTTAGTACTCCTTTGGCATATCATAAGAATGATGGTATTGTTGATGGATTAAAAAAGTATATATTGGATAATCAACCACAGGGAGTTGATTCAAATGTAGCTGCATATGCTAAACATAATTTACAGGAATCTAGATTTGATTTTTTTAATTCTAATGAGAGTATAATACAAGAATCTATGAGATGGTTTGGAGATTGCCTTGTAAAAACTGTAAGTGAATTTAATAATAATATTTTAAATGGTCAATATGGTGTTGGATTTGTAGATAGTTGGTTTCATATTGGAAAGAAATATAGTTCTCATGATGTGCATAATCATGGAAATTGTAGTTGGTGTGGAATTTTTTATGTTGATTCTGGTGAGGTTGATAAAGGTGGAGAAACTATTTTTAGGAATCCAGTTACTTCAAATTTTACAGATTGTGGTAATAACTATGTGTTTACAAGTATAAGAGTTATACCAGAAAATGGGAAGCTTGTATTATTTCCTTCATATCTTGATCATTATCAATCTTTATATACTGGAGACAAAGACAGAATAGTTGTAGGTTTTAATATGACATTATCTCCAGGTTGAACCCCTTAATTTAAAGTGAAAACAGTAACAGACAATTTTTTAAACAATCAAGAATTAAATTTTGTTAAACAAGCTCTTTTAGGACCTGAGATGTTTTGGTCTTATTCGGATATAAAGGTATCTAGTAAGGGTGAGACAGATTTACGAGCAACACAATTTTATCATTTGTTTGTAGATACTTTACGTACAAGTAGTTTAATAGGAATGATTGAACCAATTATTGATAAATTAGATGCCATTGCTATTTCCAGAATTAAGGCAAATTTAGAGCCTTATAAGGGAGAAGAGAGATATTATAGTAATTTTCATTATGATTATATTGATTCGATTGGTGAACCAAGTAAAAATATACGAACAGGAATATTTTATCTTAACACGAATAATGGATATACTGAATTTGAAGATGGAGAAATAGTAAAAAGTGTTGAAAATAGATACGTTGAGTTTTCTGGTGATACTCTACATAGGGGAGTTTCATCAACGGATGTAAAGAAAAGAATTATAATAAATTTCAATTATTTTAAAAAAAGTTGATTCTTTATTTTTCTTATGCTATAATATATTCAAATTATATTGTTAATGACTAGTAGAGTAACATTACTAATTCAAACATTAGAGTATTGGATTGGGCAAGATCATCTTTATACGAATAAACAGGTTGAAGATATGAAAGCACAGTTGAGAGTAATTAGAGAGGAACTTAATGGACGTTAAATTTGTAAGTATCACTCCTGATGCTGAGAAGATGATGGCGTATATCGCTAGGGTATCAAATCCTTCAAATCAGCAAAATGAGAAGTATTCGGGACTCTTAAAGTATTGTATTAAACATAATCATTGGAGTGTATTTGAACAATCCTCGATGACTTTGGAGATCGAGACGACGAGGGGATTAGCGGCCCAAATTCTAAGACATAGGAGTTTCACGTTTCAGGAGTTTTCTCAGAGATATGCTGATACAAAACTCTTAGATACTGAGATACCTGTGCCAGATCTTCGTAGTCAGGATACAAAGAACCGACAGAATAGTAACGATGATATTCCACAGGAGAAAAAAGAGGAGTATCAGGCACTAATCGCAAGACACTTTGAGGATTCTATGAATCTCTACAATTCTCTACTATCTGAGGGAGTTGCAAAGGAATGTGCTAGATTTGTGCTTCCACTTGCCACTCCAACCCGTCTGTATATGACTGGTTCGTGCCGTTCTTGGATTCACTACATTAATTTGAGATCTGCACATGGCACACAGAGAGAGCATATGGATGTTGTGGAAAAGGCAAGATCTATCTTTACCGAACAATTCCCTTCTGTTTCCGAAGCCCTTGGATGGGTCTAAATAAAATACCTAGTTTCTTATTATGCCTTTATATCCTGTAAAAAATCTAAAAACTGGTGAGCAAAAAGAAATTCATATGCTCGTAGAGGATTATGAAAAGTGGAGAGAGGAAAACCCAGATTGGGATAAAGATTGGTCTAAAGGAGTTGCTGGATTTCGGACTAGAAGTTCTGATTGGTATTCTAGTGATGCAATAGCAAATCAAGGAGCATATGAGGATAAAAATAATAGTTTATCTAGTTCATCAGACAGTAACGAGAGACCATCTGTTAGGGATCCTTCTCTGGCAAAAAATGACAATGCACACTTATTCAGACATTAAATAAAATGGCAACATATCCTGTTAGAAATAAAGAAACTGGTGAAGAGAAAGAAGTTGTAATGAGTGTTCATTCTTGGAGTCAATGGAAAGAAGATAATCCTGATTGGGAAAGATTTTTCACTCCTGAAAATTCTCCAACTCTAGGAGTTGAGAGTATTGGTGATTTTCAAGATAAACTATCTAAAAAACATCCATCATGGAACGAAGTTTTAAATAAAGCTGATAAAGCAGGTGGAATTTCTGCAAGATTGGCAAAAAAAGATATCAATACAACTCAAGAATATGATTCATCTTTTGATTCTCCCAAAAAATCTAAGTAAATATTATGCCTAGAAAAAAGAAGGTTGAACAACCTATTGGGGTTGGATTGACTACCAAACAAATAAAGAGAAAGAAACCAATTAATACCGATTATCTTATTGATATTAATCCATTAACGGATAATCAGAAAAGATTGTTTGATTCTTATAAAGAACAAAAACATCTCGTTGCTTATGGTATTGCTGGAACAGGTAAAACATTCATTACCTTATATAATGCTATAAAAGACGTTCTTTCTACAGATACTCCATATGATAGAATCTATTTGGTTCGTTCATTAGTGTCTACTCGTGAAATTGGGTTCTTACCTGGTGATCATGAAGATAAGGCAGATATTTACCAGATTCCATATAAGAATATGGTGAAGTATATGTTCCAAATGCCTTCTGATGCTGATTTTGAGATGCTTTATGGTAACTTAAAGGCACAAGAAAGTATCAAGTTTTGGAGTACCTCGTTTATTCGTGGAACTACCTTAGATAATGCTATCGTGATTGTAGATGAGTTTCAGAACCTTAATTTCCACGAATTGGATTCTATCATCACTCGTGTGGGCGAAAACTCAAAGATTATGTTTTGTGGTGATGCAAGTCAAACCGACTTAACTAAAACAAATGATAAGAATGGTATTGTAGATTTTATGAATGTTCTACGAAAAATGCCTTCATTTGATATAATAGAGTTTGGTGTTGATGACATCGTTCGCTCAGGACTTGTCAAAGAATATATTATTGCCAAACTTGAAAATGGACTTTGATGAAAGTTTTCCTATAACATGTTACGATAATTTTTATAAAAATCCTGATTTTATTAGGGACTTTGCTCTTACTTTAGATTATACTAATGATGGTGGTTTTTACCCTGGATTTAGAACTGAATGTTTGTCTTCTATTGCAAAGGAATTTTATCAAAAATCAGTATTTAAATTATTATCAATATTTGGTTTATTTGATGAATCAAATACATCTTGGGAGGTTTATTCCTATTTTCATAAAACTTGGTCATTTTCTGAGGATCCAAATAGTAAATTAAATCAAGGATGGATTCATGCTGATCCTAAAACTATTTTAGCTGCTGTTATTTACTTAGACCCAAATCCAAATATTGATAGTGGAACATCAATGTACACATTAACAGACAATGATTTTACATCTGAGTATTCTGATGATAGAATGAATGAAATACGTTATGATGTTCTTAGATCTACCACAACTTGTGATATAGATTCTGGTAAACATTATGAAAAATGTTTAATTAATAATAATAAACATTTTGAAAAAACACTTGAAGTCAAAAATTGCTATAATAGAGCAATAATGTATAGTGGATATCAATTTCACGGACAATCAAGTATTTACAATAAATTTGATTTTAGATTAACTCAAATTTTCTTTGTTAAAGATTTAAACACCCCAGTAAACAATATCCCAAGATGGAGATGTAATAACTATGCCATTTAATCATGTTGATTTAGATCTCCAACCTCTTGAAAGGGAGCATATAGATGGAGTTCGTTATTATAAGATTCCTGATGAGGAAGAACTCGTCAAAATGGTTTCTATTACTTCTGTAACCAGTCACTTTAATAAAGAGATCTTTGTTAAGTGGAGAAAACGAGTAGGTAATGAAGAAGCAGATCGGGTTACTAAAGCGGCTACTGGTCGTGGAACTGATATGCACACTCTTACAGAGCATTATCTGAAGAATGAAGATCTACCTGAAGTGCGTCCCATTTCAGACTTTTTATTTAAGATTGCCAAGGGTAAATTAAATAAAATAGATAATATATACGCTCTGGAAGGACCGCTATATAGTAAAGAATTAGGTATTGCTGGAACTGTTGATTGTATTGCTGAATATGATGGCGAGTTAGCGATAATAGATTTTAAAACATCAAAAAAACCTAAACCACGGAATTGGATAGAACACTATTTTGTTCAGTGCATGGCATACGGATGTATGTTATATGAGATGAAGGGAATATCGATTAAAAAACTGGTAATCATTATGGCCTGTGAAAATGGCGAGTGTGTAATTTATGAAGAACGAGACAAAGCGAAGTATATCAAACTTCTCGGAGAATACATTAACAAATTTGTTAAAGATAAATTGGAGCTCTATGGAACCAAATAAAGAATTAGAAAAGGCGATAGAGAGCAAGTTTCTCACTCCAATTAAATTTTCTATGGAAATTGAAAAAATTGTAGCAGAGGAGGGTTTTAATTATATTGATGCAATAGTTTATTATTGCGAATCAAATAATATTGAGGTAGACTCAATAACGAAACTTATATCTAAACCTTTGAAAGAAAGATTGAAATGGGATGCTACTCGTCTTAATTTTATGAAAGCAACTTCTAAAGCTAAACTACCTATTTAATTATGCCATCTCAACTTGATTTATTGCATCATCGTTTACAAGCGATTTTGCGTGATTACAATATGCCTGACCTTGAATATCTTGGTGAAAGAAAAAGTTGGAAGTCTGGTGAAATGGTTCACTGGTATAGGGTAGGTGAGGCAGAAGTGCCTATTGATGCTATTACAGAGTTTGAAACTGAGGAAAATGATGACGAAGATTAGATTTGCAGGTGCTCAGATACCTATTCATGATGAAGATATACAATATAATAAAAAGGAGATCTTTAAGGCATTAGATTGGGCAAAGGAAAATAATGTTGATGTAATACAGACTCCAGAAGCTTGTCTTTCTGGGTATGGTGCTGTATGGCAGGATAAGATAGAGGAATTACTTGAGGCATTAAAGGATGTTGAAGATTATCAAAAGAAATGTGGAGTTGCTTTAAATTTAGGGACTTGTATTCTTAGTATTGAACAGCAAGGTTTTTTAAAAAGAAATCAAATTAGACATTATGATAAGGAGGGTAGTTTATATTCAGTAACTAATAAAACTTATATTGTTCAAGCTGATATTAACTGTGTACCATCCTTTACTCCTGTTACTAGGTTTGATACTCCATTTGCAGGAATGAGTGCTGTTGGTATGGTATGTAATGATATGTGGGGATCACCTCAAGAGCAAGGTACTGATTTCAAACCTATAAAATCATTAAATGAACTTGTTGCTGTAGTAGCAAAACCAGATATTATATTTCACTCTACTAATGCATTTTCATTCCCAGAGATTGAAGAAGATGATGAAGAATGGAAAAATGGCAATTTAAAACAATTAAAAAATATTGAACATCAATTTCCTATTAGGGAACTTATGGATTCGTGGTCTGAAGCTTGGTTGAGAATGACTGCTTTTCGTTCTTCTTGTTCAATTTTAACAGTAGATTGTGCTACTCATTGGGGTTGGGTAGGTAATGAAGAAGTTATTGATAAGTGTAAAACATCATCACCTAGTGGATTTATTAATCATTTGGGAGAATGGCAAACAGATGTTCCAAGATATGGTAGACAGTATTTTTATCATGACTATACTGTAGATGGAAAAAGACCAAAGGCAATTATAGTTTGAAAGTGACTCCCTTTGAGACCTACCGCACATACTTATCGATGAAAAGTCATTTTACTAACCCTAAGTATGACTTCATTAAGTATGGTGGTAAATCTCGTGCTACAATGACATCATTCAATAAAAGGAAAGATAAGTATTGGTTTGAGAAAACTTCTAGGAAGTATTCAGATCAAGAAATAATAGATTTTCTTTTATCTAATTTCGTAAACGCTACTAACCCCCAAAATTTATGGATTGGAGAAATTATCAATTCTGGAGAAAGAACATACGCAGAATGGAAAATGAGGCAACAGAGTTTGACGTATATGTTCACGGAACAATCAGAGAACTTACTCTCAGAGAACGACTTAGAGAAAGTATTCAATTGCTCCAAGGGTCACCCTATAGTTCTAAAAAAGTATTTGGGTGGAGAGATCTCACTAGAAACATTATCAATACTGGAAAAAGTTTTTTCTTTCAAAGGTAAATTTGATAAGAAATTAAAAGATCCTGTATGGGAAACCGTAAGTATGAAATTAAAAAAGTATTTACCTTTCCTAAATATAAATGTATTCCAATTTAAAAAAATACTAAGGGACATGCTAAATGAGTGATTTTTTCAAATCTGATATAATTAGAGATGAATTGATCGCAATCAATCGTCTACAGGAGGAAGTGTATAAAAATGCTTTTTCTTTCGATAGTATGGAACGTGAAGATCAATTGGAACACATTGATAATCTATCAGAACTGTTAGATAAGCAAAGGGTTATGTATACAAGGTTATCCTTGTCTGAAGATCCTAAAGCTAAGACTATGAAAGGTGAATTAGAAAAATCAGTTCAATTATTGGGATTCCCAAAAGGAACTGATATATCTGTATTATTCAGTGGCATGAATCAAACAATTGAATCTCTTAAATCAAAGATTGACTATTAAGAGAAACTTTGTTATAATAAAATCAAATCCAATTAAATCCAAATTAATCCGAGGAAATCCAAATGTCTTTTGCATCTTTAAAGAAGCAATCTAAACTGGGCTCTCTTACCGCTAAACTGGTAAAAGAAGTCGAAAAGATGAGTAACAATGGCGGTCAAGGTGATGATCGTCTATGGAAACTAGAAGTAGACAAAGGCGGTAACGGCTATGCTGTTATTCGTTTTCTACCTGCACCAGATGGTGAAGATCTACCATTTGTAAAACTATACTCCCATGCCTTCCAAGGTCCTGGTGGTTGGTACATTGAAAACTCCCTTACTACTTTGGGACAAAAAGATCCAGTATCTGAGTTCAACTCACAACTCTGGAACAATGGAACAGACGCAGGTAAAGATACTGCTCGTAAGCAGAAACGTAAACTTACTTACATCAGCAATATCTACGTTGTAAAAGATCCAGCAAATCCTGAAAACGAAGGTAAGACATTCTTATACAAGTATGGTAAGAAGATCTTTGACAAACTAACTGCAGCAATGCAGCCTGAGTTTGAGGATGAGGAAGCAATCGATCCATTCGATTTCTGGCAAGGTGCTAACTTCAAGTTGAAGGCAAAGAACGTTGCTGGTTATCGTAATTATGACTCTTCTGAGTTCGCTGCCACTAGTGCTTTACTAGATGATGACGATGCGATGGAAGCAGTCTGGAAGAAGGAGCATTCCTTAGCAGAATTAGTTGCTGCTGATCAGTTCAAGTCATACGATGAACTCAAGACTCGTCTTGGTTATGTTCTTGGTAATAAGCAAGTTCGTAACGATGCTGAAACTGTAGAGCAAGAAGTTGAAGATGTGAGAGCATCTACTCCTGTTGTTGAGACAGTAGAATCTGTATCTAAAGCATCTGCTTCAGATGATGACGATGACGCATTATCATACTTTGCTAAATTAGCAGAAAGTTAATGAAAATCAAGCCTCTTAAACATTGTCGATTATCCCAGATGAAGTTCTTCTACTGGGATCCTAAAGATGATCCAAGAGAGACTGAATACTGGGAAGACTCACCTTCGGGTGGGTCTTTTTTATGACACTAAGTTTGTATTTTCTGTCGTAATTAGGGTGTTTGATATGTATTGACTATTTCTATCATATTTCATTATTCTTTCATGTTCATTAAGGAACATTTGTAGGAATGAACTTTTTAGTGGTCTTATTTCTCTTTTGACTTCATTTTTTACAGTTTCATAATCAAAATTGGAAATACCTACAATTGGTGAAATCGTTTCTCCAGTATATGTTGTAGAAGATCCTGATTCATATTGAGTTCCGCTACCAGATAAGTGTTTATCTGGATTTAAAGTTCCTATAGAGGATGGATTTGGTCCAGACCATTTATTTCCAGACCCACCATATCTTGCTGCAGGACCATCAATTTTGAAATCTTTATCTACTACTTGCCCTTCAGGTAAGATTAGACAATTATTTTCATCTCTAACTTCTAATGTTTCATAATGATGAATTTCATGCATTCCTGCAAGACCATATTTTTCTTCAACATATTCATATAATTCTTTACTGGATAGTGGCCATTGATCTCTAAGGTTTGTTATTCCACATGAGATAATAACTACAAAATCTAGTTCTGCATCACCATATAGTTCTTCCGCAACAGTATCTGGTCTTGCACCATCTGCTATTAAAAAAGCATTGAAGATATTTGATCCTGGTTTTATGGTATTTAATAATTTATTTCTACGAAAAAGATTTTTAATTACAATAAAATCTTTTGATGATTTTTTATGAGATAAAGGTGATTGATACCTTATATTTGGTAGTTGTCTTAAATATGCCATTAGAATCCAACTCCTGTAGATACATCATTATAATCTTCATCATATATTGGATTTGTTTCTTTAAATACCATTGAAACTTTCATATGAACTGGTGTAGAATCTCCATATGTTGAATATGTTCCAGCACCAGTATAATTAACAGATAAATTTGTTAATGCACATGCTTTAAAAGAATTTAAAAATGGATGATCTTCTCCTCCACTTAAATATCTTAACAAGAATAAATCAGGTGAACTAAGATATAAACCCCTACCACTTTCCACTCCAGTTTTAGGAGCCATGGATCTTTTCAATTGTCTTATTATTTGTTTTGCTCTGGAACCTTCATCAACACTTCTTGGGGTAAAGGTAAAATCAAATTTAAATTCTCTTAGAGTAACACCATCAAATAATAATTCTTTATTACTGTTTAATATCTTTCCTAAAGCTCTTGACATCACAGTGTTTGGTGTAACATTTGCTCCAAATTGATTGATGGCAACACCAGCTATTGCTGCTTTTATTGAATTTTGAACAGTTTGAGAATTTGTTCCAAGACCCTCAAGATTTGTAGATCTAATCATATCGGTCAACATTTGTTGAGCTTGATTTAAGTTTTCTAAAGGTTTATCCATTAAACCAGAAGCGAAATTTAATCCAGCCAAGGTAAACATATTCATGGAATTAGCATTCCATGTCACAGCATTACCATCATTAACTTGCTTTGGTATTGGTAATTCTACATAAAAATTTGTTTTAGTATCTTGTCCACCAGTATATCTTTTATTACTACTATGTTGTCCATATCTATCATTTACTTCAGCTCCAGAGAGTTTTCCAAGAGTTGAGTAATCTAATCCCTTATCTTTTATTTGTTGGATTTGTAATTGTGCTTTAGCTCTTTCTTTTTCGTCTTTAATGTCATCAATCTTTTTACCACTCCATATTCCCTTGTCATTTTTTTTATAATCATATATTCCTTGAGTTGCAGCAGTAAATATTTGATTCTGGTCTGAACCCTCAGTAGTAAGACCTAACCCACCACCTTTTGGTGGTGCTTTATATTTTACTGACTGTATTAATAAACTATCTTCATTAACTGCTCTTTTTAATGGGTAACTTAAAAAGAATGAATTTCCATTTTTTTGACCACCAGTATAATGCGTCCCACCTACGTTTCCACCAACAGATTTAAGATCCCTAGAACCAAATTTACTTGCTAATTTTCTAATTCCTGAAAGCATTATTAACTCTTAGTTCAGTATTATCAGCTATTTATACGGAATTTTGCGAAAGGTATACCATCAAGATCAGAAAGTTCATTATCATTGATTTCATATAATCCACCAGGCACTTCATTCCAAGTATATTGCCTATGATCGTTCCAATGAAAATTGATTGCACGAAATCCCCATTCAAATATTGCAGTTACTCCTACTAAAGGATTTTGATCATACCTTATATTAGGTGTTTTGGGTGTATATACAAAAGTATAGAACTTTCCTACTTCAGGAACTTTTCCACCTTCATTTAACACACTAATAATTTCCATCATTAGATCATCAGGATCTTCTGTCCCGATTAAATTATCCCTTATTTCTTTAACTCTACTCATTTAATTCCTAGTTCTTTTTCAGTAACTACTTTAAATTCCCATTGACGATCTGCACACCATTCTCTTGCTTCTTTCCATTTTGCTTGGTTCTTAGCATATTCAAATGCTTCACGAATATATCCTTTAGTTTGCCTTTTTGGTTTTTTAGGTGGACTACATTGTTTTAAAGGTTTAACCTCAATAACATATTTTTTTATAGCACCGTCAGTTTCTTTTACCTTCATGTAGAAATCTGGAAAGTATCTATGAGATCTGTGATCTACGGGAGACACATAAGGTATTGCTATTTCTTC